GGTCACAAGTTACTAAAAGAGTTTTGCCAGCATCAGAAAGCAGCAAATGCACAACTGTTGAAAGGTTGCGTAATGCTGTGGAGCACAATTTATTGTATGCTTCAGTTGAAGCTGAAAATACTGATAGTACACTTATGGCGAACGTATTGATGATTACATCGAATATGTTATTGATTCCCAACCATTATTTTAAGAACAGCGAAACATTGAAATTAACTTGTAGAAAGGTTAATGCAGACGCTGTGGGAGGGAGTTTTAAGACACGTATTTGTAAGGATTCTTCAGTACATATTGAAGGCACGGATTTTAGGTTGTGTTATTCAAGTACTGGAGGTTCTTATCGTAATTTGCTTAAGTTTTTCCCACTTGGTGATATTGTTGCACATCCATTTAAGATGATATGGAGACAAAGAAGTGGAGAGATGATAACTGCTCATGGAATGTGTGAAGCAGGCATAGTATCCAATGGTTCATGTACGTTTAAGGGAGGTGTATACAAAAACCTCTCAATGAATACATTTGGTGGATTATGTGGTGCGACATTAATTTCAGAGACCAGAACACCTATGATTACAGGATTGCATTTAGGTGGAAAAGAAGGACAGCCAGTTGGTTGCATGGGTACTTTAACTCATGATCAATTACTGGATGCTATTAAATATATTAAAAGTATTGATGGCGTATTGCAGACCGGAGATGGGGAACACTTTACACAGAAAGTATTAGGTGTTGAAGTGACCACACAAGATGGTTTGCATGAAAAGAGTCCTGTTAATTTCCTACCTGAAGGATCACAATTCTTGTATTATGGTTCTTGTCCTGGTGCAGTTACATCAAGGTCAGATATTAGGCGCACACCAATTTCACATATTGTTACGGAAGTGACAGGTGTGGAAAATATTTGGGGTGCTCCTAAGATGAAACCAGAATGGTATGGCTGGCAGATGGCTATGGCTAATGCTAGTACACCAGGTGAACCGTTTCCACATAAATTGTTGAACGTGGCGATTAAGGATTATAAAGCACCATTGTTGGATTTGGTGCACATGTTAAAATGGAAGGTACAACCGTTAACGGATATGGAGAATGTTAATGGTATACCAGGTTGTAGATTCGTGGACGCTATTAATATCCAGACATCAATAGGATATCCCTTGAAGGGGCCTAAATCAAGGTACGTTATAGATTTAGAGCCTACGAAGGAAGGGAATCCACAAAGGATGTTTACACAGGAAATTATGGATGATATTGAGCGAGTTTTAGGCTATTATAAGCGCGGACAACGTGCATATACGATAGCTAAGGCTTGTAAGAAGGATGAAGCTTTACCTGTTGCAAAGGGAAAGTGTAGAATATTTTATGGTAATCCAATAGCTCTCACATTTTTAGTGAGGAGATATTATTTACCAGTTATTCGTTTTCTTCAAATGAATCCATTAGTTTCTGAGTGTGCTGTTGGTATTAATTGCCATGGTCCAGAATGGGATGATTTTTACAATCATGTTATGACTTTTGGTGATAAAAGGTTATTTGGCGGTGATTATAGTAAATATGACCAAAAATTACCTTCACAATTGTTAATAGCATCATTGCGAATATTGATAGATTTGGCGGAAGTTATGGGCTATAGTCAGGAAGATAGAGACATCATGAGTGCTATGGCTGGTGATATTGTGTATTCACTAATAGCTTTTAACGGCGATTTAGTGGGCTTGCAATCAGGCACACATATTTCAGGTAATTCATTAACAGTGATATTAAATGGAATTTGTGGTAGTTTGAATTTGCGAGCTTATTTTTATACACAGTGTTCATCAGACATAAAGTTTCGTGATGCTGCTAAGATGATGAC